TTGGCGTAAGCCACGAACTGCTGCCCGAGGCAGAGCACCTCCAGCGGATGGCGCTTGAAGCCTCGGAATGGCTGGGCCGTGCGATAGACCAACATGCGCTTCGGGGCCCGGCCGATGCGCAGGGCGAGCGTATCGCCGAGGCGGGAGCGCGCCAGTTGCTCGATCCGCAGCGCCAAATCAGCATCGTCTTTGATGTCGATATCGACCGCCGCAACCGCACCGCCGACGATCCCGACGCCGCAGTCCGGCCAAGATGACCATGTGGCAACTTCCACCTCGGTGGTGCCGCGTTCGGCATGGCGGTTCCATTCCGGGTAGTCCGCCCAAGCTCCACGCTGGAACCGGCCGGGCTTTTTCGTGCCAGGGCCGATGGGCAGGATGGCGTAGCCATTTGTGACGAGCCGTGCGCCGAAGCGCGCCATGAAGGATGTGTCAGCCATCAGAAGGGCACCTCGGGGGTCATGGCGTCGAGGCGTTTGCGGTCCTTGGCCGCGAGCTCGCGCAGGTGGTCGCAATATCCGGTGACGACCGCATCGATGAAGCGGTCCCACTCGGTCTCGGTCAGGGTGGCGAGATCGGATTTGCCGATGCTCTCCAGATACTCGCCGCCCATCTGGCCGCCGACGGTCATGGCCTCGGCCTCGTTCGGGGTAGGGTCGATCATACCCTTCCTCCCATGGCAGATGTCCTGGCAGGTCCGGCTGCAGAGGTGCTTGCGGCTGGTGTCGCGCCGCGGGTCGGAGAGCCGATAGTGTGGGTCGAACCAGCCAAACCCACGAGGTTGCCGGTGGCAGACGGCGCAGAGGCCGGGGTGGGATTGGGGCATGGATCGAACCTATAGCCGGAGACTTCGACATAGCGGCCCGAGGGACGGACCGAGATTGCGCTGGGGCGAGCAAGACGCGTGGCCTGCGCGATGGCCTGATCAACGGTGAGCGGCACCGGGCAGCCGGGGGCGCGCTTGCGCCACCACTCAGCCGCCTTCTGCCGGGCATAACCCTGATGCTCGATGCAGACCCATTCGCTGTAGGACTTCAGCCCGCAGCTATAGGTGACCTTGAGCGAGGGCAGCCCGCCAAGCTTGTCGTGGCGGCTGTAGGAAACGCCGTGGACAGGCAGCCATTGGACCTTTGGCGACAGGACGGGAAGCGTGGCCGCCGTTGGGGCGATTTTGACCTCCCGGGGCGGGAAGACGTAGCCGCAGTCCGGGCATTCCGCCGCCGATAGCGCGATTATGCTGTCGCACTCGGGGCAGACCTTGGTTGGGGCCTCGCCCCCACCGGCCTCGCCAGGGCGTTTTGGGCGCACCAGATCAATCGGCCCGTGGCGGCGGACGTTTCCGGCGAAGTCGAGGACCAGGCAGTTTTCCTTGCCCGGCGCGAGGCGCGTGCCACGGCCGACCATCTGCACATAGAGGCCTGCGGATTTGGTGGGGCGCAGGAGCGCGATCAGATCGACGGCGGGAGCGTTGAAGCCGGTGGTCAGCACCCCCATCGATGCCAGCGCGCGGATTTCGCCGCGCTTGAAAGCGGCGATGATGGCATCCCGCTCGCCCTTTGGCGTGTCCCCGAAGATCGTGCGACAGATGATGCCTTGGCGGGAAAACTCTTCGGCCACATGACGCGCGTGCTCAACGCCCGAACAGAAAGCCAGCCAGGATTTCCGGTCACGGCCGTGCTCGATGATCTCGCTGACCGCAGCCCTCGTGATGGGCTCCTTGTCGACCGCCGCTGCCAGATCGCGCTGGATGAAATCGCCTGCGCGAGTGCCGACCTTCGAGACATCGAGCCGCGTGGCGGGCTGTTTCGACACGAGCGGGCTCAGGTATCCAGCGTCGATCAGATCGCGGACCGGGGCTTCATAGGCGATGTCTGTGAAGAGCGCGTTCTTGCCCTCATGCAGCATGCCGCTGTCCAGGCGGAATGGCGTGGCGGTGAGCCCGATGACCTTGAGCGCCGGGTTGATCCGGGCCAGCCCGTCCAAAAACCGGCGATACATGGTGCTGGTGTCGCCGGGAATGAGGTGAGCTTCGTCGATCAGCACAAGGTCGGTGTGGCCGACCTCGTGTGCGCGGCGGTGGATCGACTGGATGCCCGCGAACAGAATACGGGCCTGTGCCTCGCGCTTGCCAAGACCCGCCGAATAGATGCCAGCCGGGGCCTCGGGCCACAGGCCGATCATCTCGGCATGGTTCTGGGCGATCAGCTCGCGGACATGGGTCACTATAAGGATGCGCTGGTCGGGCCATGCCTTCAGCACGCCCTCGATGAAGGCGGCCATCACCAAGCTCTTGCCCCCGGCGGTCGGGATAACCACCAGCGGATTACCCTTGTGGGATTGGAAATAGCCGTAGATCGAGGTGATCGCGGCCTGTTGATAGGGGCGCAGGGTCAGCATGGCGCGGCCTCCGTCGTGCGGGCGTCGTTTGCCCAGGTGGAGCCATCGGCCATGCGGTAGGTGACGACATCGTCACCCGCATCGATGACCTCGCCCGGGACGAGATCGGGGATGAAGAGACGGCGGTTGCAGGCTGCGCGCTGTTCGAGCGCTGTCAGCATCCGGTCGTGACGGGCGCAGTGCCAGCCGCCGTCAACGGGCGTCGCATGCAGACAGGACCGGCAGGTCACGGCCGCCCCACCACCACCGTGGCAGACGGCATGGTGATCGCAGAACCGACATTCGAACCAGGCCGGGTCCTCGCTGATCCGCGCGGGCGGATGCTGGGCGAAGATAACCCGGCCCGCCTTTTCCATCAGCCCCTCGGCGATGGCGCTATCAGCCTCGATGCGCTCGATATGCAGCGCATCGGTATCCTTACAAACCGCCACATAAAGCGCACGGGTGATCCCCATCAGATGCATGTAGATCTGCATCTGTGCGGCGTGCTGGGGCTTGGCCTGCACCACGCCTTTGGCTGTCAACTCAGTGAAACTCTTGACCCCGTGGGTCTTGAACTCCAGCACATGCCAGGCCTTCGGGGCCTCAAGGATGCCGATGGCAACGCCGTCCAGCGAGCCGCCGAAATGGCCGCCATGGGCTTCGACGCGGAACTGACGGCCGGTTTCGGGATCAACCTCGAGCACAGTTGCGCCAGTGGCGCGCAGATTGCGCACGAGGCGGTCCTCTTCCCGCTGGCCCGTCTCGAAGAGGCGCAGCAGGCGGCCGGAATGGCGCGCGGGCGTGACCCAGCGGAAATCGTACCAGAGTGCGCGGGCGCAGGACTTGCCAATGATCGAGGCACCGAGGTGGTCGCGGAAACCATCACCCTGGCGGGCCTCATAATCGGCATAGATTGCCGTCAGCGTCGGCGTGGAGGCTTCGGGAAGCTCGGCCATCACAGACCCTCCCGTTCACTGCGGGCCTGCGCCTCAGCCAGAATGCCGCTCCAGGTCTCGGGGTCGTGGCGCTCGCGCAGAACGCCGATCAGCGCGTCCTTCAGCTTTTCGCGGCGACGTCGGCCGGTCCCTTGGGCCAAGAGTTCCGCCCGCTCGCGGCTCAGGTGCCGCAGCGCCGTGCGGGCCCTGTGAAACCAGTCCGGGTCGATGGGTTTGTGACCCCGCTGCCGGGCCAGATCGGCCGTCGCGATCTGGGTGCGGATCTTGGCAATTGCGTCGTCAAGCTCGATCAACCGGCGCTGATCATCAGGCAAGCCGGGGCTGATCACGGCCCCAAGGTTTCCCTCGGCGGCCGCGTTGTTCATGTCAGTCATGGGAGTGTCCTCAGATAGGGTTAGGCACCGCCCCGGCCGTCAACAGGTCAGGGCGGCGCAGCGCGTCAGCCCTTCTTGTTCCAGGGCGCAGACGCCATCTTGGGCGGGGCTGCAGGTGTGGCGGGCGCAGCGGATGCCGGCTTGGCTGCACGGGCCGCAGCGGCGCGATCCGGCGGCAGATAGGCGACGGCATTGCTCTCCCCGTAGCCATTCTTCGGCGGCCGGATCTTCACCTGGATCGTCATCGGGATCAGGTGCAGTTCCTCGCTGTCGCTGACATGCATCTTGCCCGTCGCGTGGCAGATGGCAGACAGCGTGCGCTGCGCGATTTCCACGGTGGTCGGGTTCGGGTTCACCAGGTTCAGCTGATCGAAGATCTTGCGACCCTTATGCTCGCCCTCGAGGATGTCGAGCATCAGCCAGAGAAACTGACCCATGCCATTCTTTGTGACGCGCATCTCGCTTTCGACAATCTGGGCGCGGTATTTGCCCGCGGGCAAAAGCTCCTGGGCGGTGGTGGGTTCAACGCTGGTAGCGTCGAAGGACGTGTCGAAACGTGCCATGGTCTTGTCCTTTCAGGGCGATCATTCAGATTGAGGCATGGCCGCCATGAACTCGGCCCAGCTGAGGGGCAGCGTGTCCGGCAGCCCGTAACGGTTCTTGGCGAGGAAGGCGGGGCGCTCCTCGGTGTGCATGACGCGCGCACCAGACCCGAGCGCCCGGGTGACCTTCTTGTTGAAGCCGACATCAGACTTCGCGACCGAGATCTGATAGTTGGCGAAGAGCACCACATCAGAATGCTCCTGCAAGAGCGCCGAGGCGCGGGCCTGCAGCTTGATCACATAGCGGTCGTAAGGCTCGTGCTCGGGGCTGTCGAAGCGCTTGATGTCGGTATGGGCGATCTGGATGACCGCCATGCCTTTCTGGTCCCGGAGCGCATTCAGCTTGTCGAGATATTCGCGCCAGACAGTCAGCGCCTCGGCATAGCCTTTCCCGAAGCCGGGGGTTTCAATGGACGCCCAGCCGTTGCGGTGGCAGGCTTCAGCCCAGATCAGCGGCTCCAGCCAGTCGACGCTGTCGATGACCACCGTGCCGAAGTCGTGGCCCTCGGTCAGCAGAGCGTCCAGGGCCCCGGCCACGTCCGCA